TTAGCGATAAACTCTCAATAATCTCAGCTTTTGGCAAGGTGGAGAAGACAAATTTTACTGCAAAGCCAGACGCGGTGCAGCGTGTGATACAGCCACGTCACCCGCGGTATCTAATAGAGACCGGTAGGTACATTAAGCCTATAGAGAAACAAATATATACCACAATCAACACACTCTTCAACGACACAACCGTGTATAAGGGTCTCAATCCGAGTAATCGTGGGCAGCGGCTAAGCGCTACCTGGTCCCTATACCGCAAACCTGTTGCCATTGGTGTCGACGCTAAACGTTTTGACCAACATGTCAGTAACTCAGCGTTAAAATGGGAACACAACTTTTATCAGCGATACTATCCAAGGGATAAACACTTCAAAAGATTGATGAAATTGCAACGTGTAAATAAAGCATTTTGTCGATTAAAAGATGGTGTTATCAAGTACAAAACGATCCATGGACGCGGATCCGGGGATAGCAACACAAGCTTAGGTAATGTCTTAATCATGTGCGCCGCCATGTATTCTTATTTCAAAGAGATTGGAGTGCAGGCGTCACTGATCAATGATGGTGATGACTGCGTAATCATTACCGAAGCTTGCAATTTAGAAATCATATCTAATACGCTGGATAAATATTTTAAGCAGATCGGCTTTACGCTAGAGATAGAAGCTCCTGTATATAAAATCGAGCACATTGTTTTCTGTCAATCTCAACCTGTATTTGATGGATCGAACTATCTTATGGTTCGTGACCCACGGGTCGCTATAGCCAAAGATGGTATGTCCATCAAGCCACTGGATTCTCTTTCGGTGGCACAGAAGTGGTTGGCAGCGGTCGGTAAAGGAGGAATGACCTTAACAGGTGGAATACCCATCTGGCAAGATTATTACCAAACTTATATCGACCATAGCAATGGTGCTAAAGCTCTCTCTGATCCTACACTAGAGAGTGGTTTTTTCAGGATGACTCGTGGAATGGATAGGCATTATATGCCACCAACTATCGAGTCAAGGCTTTCATTTTTTGAAGCATTTGGTATCGATCCTGAAGAACAGTTGATCCATGAAGAATACTACCGAAGCCTCACTTGGGATCTCACGAATGTGAGTGACCAATACGGTATTGATATAAATCTTATGCGATTCAATCAACTTCTTAGCGTCTAACGCATTGGGTTCAACACTTAATTCCCCAAAACTATTACTTTAGTGCTAACCAGAATGCCAAGAGACTGCACGGCGGGTAGGTGTGTTGGATGTACAGTCCCGGTGTCATACGGTATCCAATACTATGACAAACAAAACCAAAACCAAACGTAACTCTGGCGCGAGCTCTAGCGCTAAAGTTAAACAACTTACTGAGCAAATTAAGAACCTTAAAGCTAAGGCTCGTCCCTTTGCCACCACTGGTGGTATCGTTGGTCGCTCCCTTGGCTCAATGTTCGGCAACGCCGCCATGGGCTCGAACATCGGCAAACTGCTAGGACATGGCATCGGATCCATATTTGGATCAGGTGACTATACTCTAACCGGCCAAGCTCCAACATACAATGTGTTGGCTAATGGCAAGCAGATTCCGAAGTTCTCCAGTACATCGGCCACGAATATTGTGTGTCACCGCGAATATTTAGGTGACATACAAGGAACCACTGCGTTTAACCTCAACTCATATCCGCTTAACCCAGGGATGGCCCAAACCTTCCCATGGCTAGCGTCTATTGCTGAGAACTACCAGGAGTATAAATTTCATGGACTCATTTTCGAGTTCAGACCACTCATTACGGATTTCGTAACTGGTGGCGCCCCAGGAGTCGTCG